ACAAGAAAGACGATTTACTCATAACTAAAATGAGGTTTGTAATCGATGAAATTAGTCCTATTTATATAAAATCTGAGTAATAATATAAAGAAATGATTAATCACAAAGAACAGGAAGAACAGGTTAATCACCCAGGTCATTATGGGGGAGAACATAACGTATACGAATCGATTAAGGTTATTGATGCTTGGTCTTTGGGATTTAGTTTGGGTAATGCTGTAAAGTATATCTCAAGAGCGGGAAAAAAGAACTCAGATAAGGAAATCGAGGATTTAAAAAAGGCTATCTGGTATATCCAACATCACATTGAAACTTTGGAGGGTAAATGAACGCACCTATAAGATACTTTGGAAGTAAGGGAGGGTTCTATAATAAAATAATAGAACACTTCCCTAAAGAACCATTTAAAACGTATGTAGAACCATTTGGAGGAACTTACATTGTAGGATTAAAGAAACCTATAGTTGAGGTTGAAATCTACAACGATTTGGAGAAAAACGTTTATTCTCTATATAAGGTAATATCGGATAAAGAACTATTCAAAGAATTTAAAGAGAAATGTGATTTGGTATTTTATTCTGATGATATACGAAAAGAATACAAGTTGGAATTAAACAAAGAACTTTCATTGGTTGAAAGAGCATTTTACTTCTTCTATGTTAATAGAACTTCTCACAATGGAGTTGGAGGGTTCTCAATGAATACTCACGTAAGAAGAAGTATGAGTAAAGCGGTATCTGATTTTCTATCATCAATTGATAGATTACCGGAATTACACGATAGATTATCTAAGGTTATAATTTCAAACGTAGATGGGGTTGATTTAATCAATAAGTATAGTAATCCTAACACTTTAATATATTGTGATCCCCCATACGAACAATCAACAAGAACTGATGTTAGATATAAAGTTGATATGGATAGAGAAGGACATATTAAATTTTTAGATTCAGTTATCCAAAGTAAATCTAAAATATTAATTAGTGGATATGATTGCGAACTTTATAACAAGTTAACCGAAAATGGTTTTGAAAAAATTCAGTTTGAAGTTAAAACAATGGATGGCAACTTCAACAAAAAAACAAAGGTTGAAACTCTTTGGAAAAATTATTAAATTTAAAATATGATAGAAACAGGAAAAATTATTAATGGTGATTGTATTCAGGTTATGAAAACATTTCCAGAATCAAGTATTGATTTAGTGGTTACTAGTTGTCCTTATGGGGTGGGTATTAATTATGATATTCATAACGATGATGTTGAATTTGAGGAATATAAAATATTCAGTAGAGATTGGTTAACACAAGCATATAGAGTATTAAAGGATGACGGTCGAATTGCTTTAAATATACCATTAGAAATTAATAGACAAGAAAAAGGAGGAAGAATATTTTTTGTTTCTGAAGTTTGGCAGATAATGAAAGAAATAGGGTTTAAATTTTTTGGTATTGTTGATTTGGAAGAAGATTCCCCCCACAGAAGTAAGACCACTGCTTGGGGTAGTTACATGTCCAGTTCTGGACCTTATATTTATAACCCGAAGGAGTGTGTAATATTGGCTTACAAACACAAACACATTAAGATAGTAAAAGGAGAATCACAATGGAAGGGAGTCCCAACTGAAATTGAGCAGGAAGATGGAACTTTCAAAACAAAGGTAGTTTATCAAGAAGAAGATAAAAAAGAGTTTATGAATTTGGTGTTTGGTCAGTGGAAATACCTCAACGACTCAAGACCAATGACGAAGGCGACCTTTAGTCTTGATATTCCAAGTAATGCAATTAAAATATTAACATATAAAAATGACATTGTTTTAGATCCTTTCGCTGGCAGCGGAACAAGTTTAGTTGCTGCAGAAATATTAGATAGAAGATGGGTAGGAATCGAATTAAGTCCGAATTATGTTAATATAGCGAATGAAAGAGTTCAAGCATTTGTAAATGAAAAAAAACAAATGAAATTAGAATTTGAAAATGAAGTCTAGAATTATTTTAGAGTTAATAAATATTTTAACTTGTTAAATTTTCCGAGTATTTCATCTCGGATGTTTAATAGGTCTGAATCCATTTCTCTATCGTAAACATTGTTTAAATGAATTAGAAATTCACAAGTTTCAGATAAAAACTCATTTACTGATAATTCAGAAATATCCTTACCTTCAATCAAATAACCACTTGGGAATGACGGTCTTCCGTGTTTTCCCATACATATTTCAACAAAGTCGTCAATTTTTTCTGTAAGGTCTTCGTATAACTCACCATATGCTTTATGTCTAGCAAAAGATTTAGTTTGCCAATGTAGATGTCTTAGTTGAATTTGTATTTCTTCGAACTTTAATATTATTTGACTTTGTTCCATATTTTTATTAATAAATATATATTTATAATAAAAAAGTTTTATGAAAAAAAATATTCTAAACGATTCAGAGTTTAAAACAAAAATAGTTGAAATTTATAGAGAGGAACAAATTAAATTATTAGAGGAAAAATGGAACATGTTATCTTATCAGGATAAAAAATTTGTTTTTGAGTTTTTAAAAGTACTTTATCCTGATAAAGCGTCACTATTAAATGAAAAGTGGTATAATACGGTATTAGATGTTGCCGGAATTTTTGACCCAACGGGAGCAATTGATTTGACAAATGGTATCTTGTATTGGAGACAGGGAGATCATTTATTTGCCCTACTTTCTTGGATTTCAGTAATTCCGTATATCGGAGATTTGGCGGCCAAACCTGTTGTTGGAGTACTAAAAGCTGGAGGTGTTGTTGGTAAAGAATTCAAAATCGCTATGGCAGCTAAAGATGCGGCTAAAATTGCATCAACCGCAAAAAAATCAGGACCATTTAGAACATTTGTTGAAAGAGCGCCTATTTGGGGTGGAGAGTTAATAACAATGTTAAAAAAATTTGTTAATAAATTCCCATTTATTAAAAAAATAATTCCTATTATTGAAGATTATGTTAAATTATTTAAAACCGCATCAGTTGAAATGAAAACCGCTAGTACTGCAAGCAAAGGGGCTGAGGCGGTTTTTAAGGGATTCAGAAATTTTAAAGGAGTTAAAAATAATTGGTTTAAATACATGACATCTAATGCTCCTCTTTGGGAAAAATTAAATGCCGGAAGTTTTAGAATATTTGGAGGTAATCCAGCAACTAGATCATTAATGAGAAGAAGTAAATGGTATTTAGGTTTTTTAGACACTGTTGGTTTAGCAAATACTGTTGGACCTGAAGAAATTGAATCAAAAGTTCCTGACTTTGAAGCTAAACTTGATGAATACAATAAAAGTGATATTGCTCAAAAAAATATGATGGAAGATATTTCAAATTCAAATTCTGATGCAAATATGTCCGCCGCACCACCACCACCTCCACCACAACAACAACAAACCGGAGATTTTGACATAATGAAAATGTTATTTGGAATTTAAAAAACTAAAATAATATGGAAAGAAAATTAACTAGCGAAGAAAAAAAAATATTAAAAGTATTTACTTTAATTTGTAGAAGTTATGGTACTAATACAGTTCATAAAAGTTTTAATGTTGAATATGGTAAAATAGTAGAATTAGGATGGGATTTATGGTACAAGGAATGGGGTGGTGGTATTACAGAACAATTTCCTGATGTCGATGGAGTTATAGAAAAAATATTTTATGATAATAAAATAGATGATGTTTTTGAAATGACTGATGATGATTATGGAAGGATCCTTGTATATATTGATTGTGTTGAGAAAAAGATTGAAATTACGGTAGAATACGATTATTTATCTACAAAAGAAAACGGTGCTGATATTGAAATAGATGGCTACAAAAATTTAAATATAATTTTTGAAGAAATGAAAGAACGTGGATTTAGTGAAGGTATAATCGATTTTAATGGTAGTGGTGACAGTGGGGAAATTAATTCAGATATAGAATATGAAAATGGAGATTTAATGAAATTAAATTCTAGTGTGGAAAATGATCTTTACAACATATTAGAAAATCACATGGGCGGTTGGGAAATAAACGAAGGATCCCAAGGAAAATTCATATTTACTTTTAACGAAGAAAAAGGTATTAAAAAAGTATATCTTGATTTTTATGAAAATCTTTATGAGACAAAAAGTTTGGGAACACGATTTTATGATACATTTTAATGATAATTAGGATTAATAATAATGATATAAAAATAAAAACACTCACAACCTCTAAAGATATTTCTAAAGGTATGATGGGTAAAAAATTCAACAAAGAATTTGATGGTTTGTTGTTTTTATTAAAAAACGGTAAACACGCTTTTTGGATGAAAAATTGTATTATTCCATTGGATATTATTTTTATAAATAAAAACAAGATAACAAAAATTCATCATAATTGCGAACCTTGTACAGATATAAATTGTAAAAATTATATTGGTTATGGAGACATGGTTCTTGAAATTATGGGCAATAAATGTAAATTATTAAATATAAATGAAGGAGATAAAGTAAAATGGATACAATAAATTTTGGAGATAATAATGAACAGGTAAAAATTGTTCAAAAATATTTAAAAATTAAAGTTGATGGTATTTTTGGTAATCAAACCAAAAATGCTGTTAAAAATTATCAAATAGAAAATGGTTTTGAACCAAACGGAATTGTGGACTCAAAAATATGGAATCATATGGGGATATTAACCACAGATATTTCCGAAAATTTAGATAATTTAAAAGAGTTGGAAATAATACCAAGTCATTTACCATTAACAGAATATTTTTTTGGTACAAAAAAGAAAGAATGGGTATTTTTACATCATACGGCAGGAAATAATAATCCATTTTCAACAATTATTAATTGGGGTAAAGATAATAGAGGAAAAATTGCCACTGAGTTTGTAATTGGGGGGCAAAACATTAATAATGTGGATATAAAACAGGACGGTATTGTTGTTCAAGCTTTTCCTGAAGGAAGTTTTGCTTGGCATTTGGGTATTGGAAATACTGATATGCATAAAAATAGTGTTGGGATAGAATTATGTAATTTTGGTTATTTAAATAAGGGAGGGTATTTTACCAATGATAATAAATGGATTCATAAAGAATCAAATAAATTTTATAATTATGTTGGAATGGAAGTTAATCCCGAACAAATAGTTGAATTAGATGAAACATTTAGAGACCGTAAATTTTACCATAAGTATTCCAACGAACAAATAGAGAAATTAAGGTTATTACTATTATTTATTGCTAATAGGGATTCGATAGATATTAGAAATGGGTTACCTAAATTAATAAGTAAAAAAGGTGCATTTAAAGCATTTGAAATGTGTGATGTAAATTATTGTGAAAGAAATAAGGGTTTATGGAGTCATACAAATGTAATGAAAACTAAATCTGATATATTTCCACAAAAAGAAATGGTCGATATGTTATTGAGTTTGTAAATTAATTTTTGTATAATTAATTTATGATTATTGAAATGAATTGTAAAATTGGAATAGAACACCCAAGTTCTATTTTAGGAATAAAAGTATTTGACAAAAATGGAGATATTCATTTAGAATATATTTTAACAAAAAAATCAGATCTATTTGAAAATAAATTAGGGCCCATTTTAAATGATTTAGGTTATGATAATAAACTTTCTATTGATATTATAACTAAAATAAAACAAATAACAGAGACAATTGTAGGTGTGGATGAAATAAAGGGTAAAATTTCTGAGATCACTATAATTTTTTCAAAAAAAGGTAAACCAACTATCGATATACTAATACCATATTCTAATGATGATGAGGTTTTAGAAATTACTAAAATAGATAATTATCCAAATTCTATGATTAAAAGAATACAAAAATTGGGATATACCGATAATGAGGCAAATGAATTCTCATCAAAAATAAATAAAATACAAAAAATAATTTTAAATTAAAATGAACGAAAATCAAAAATCATTAATGTATGGTGATTTGTTAAATGAACATACAAGAGTATTTAACACAATTAACGAAATAAAAGGGCAAAATATTGAATTATCACAGAGTCAAATTTTTGAAATAAAAAAATTAGAACAAAGACAAGTTGAAATAATTAGACTTATTGATATGATAATGAAAAAACCATAATAACTATGGCGCACGCTGTTTTACACGCAAAATCTTCAGCAAAAAAATATGGTGGACAATACACCGAATATCTTCATTTTCATGAATGGATGGATGAGACAAAGATGTGGATACCTAATTCATTACACAGAATGATTCGTCATCACACTTTTGGAATTTATGAGGGGGAAAAAAAATTTGGTACTCATTTTACAAATTCTGATGGTAAAGTTGTTTATGTTAGATATATTCTAACAGATCATGTAAAAGAAGATTGTTTTAACTATGTTCCTACCCCAAGAGAGTGGATTCAAGCTTTGGAATCAAAAGAAAGACCTATTTGGATGATTAGAACACTAGATTTGAAAATCGAAGATTAATTTTGTAATTTCAATTTTTTTTCTTTTCTTTGTAAAATGATTATCAATAAAATTTTAAATGTTAAAATACAAAATGACACATATGGGGTCATTTTAAACGAATCATTTGAAGATAAAATACAGTTTAAATTATTCTTAAAAATGATACAAAGTTCTCTGGCTTTAGAAAATGATTTAACATTTTTTAATGGAGAAGATTTTTTAGTACACATTCCTTATAAAAAATTAAAAGATAGTTTAATCATAACTGAAAATACTAATTATGAGTTGATCGATCATTTGAAATCAAAATTGAACTACCAAACTACTAAAGACTCAGAATGAACTACCAAACCACTAAAGATGGTTTGGTTTCTTGGGCTGATTGACTAACGTCCATCATATCTCCACAAGCGTGAATTTCTGCCGTTCCAGCAGTATTATTTTTTGTAAAGGCAAAGTGTTTAATGTTATTCGCAGCAAGAACATCTCTATCGTGAGTTGTTCCGCAGGAACTACAAGTCCAAACTCTTTGACTTAACTTTAAT